TCAATGCCTAACTCAAAAGAAGACCAAACACAGTCAGTCTATGAGCCGGCGATTGAGACTTGGGACCCTGATGAAGCCTATTCAGCTTATCTCGAGAATCCGATCGTACTAGCTGTTAGACATGCTAGATCGAGTGAACAGGCACCACAGATACGTAGAGCTGTTAAGAATGTGGTGGCATCGAGCAGTAGCGAGCTTACCCCACTAGAGCAGCCGGGATATTGGTACAGAGGTCAAAGTAACTTAGACCGGTTGTTCTCCAGCATGTCTAGAGCAGCCTTCGGATCAGATGAGGATCTGCAGAATAGGATCTTCGCACGTTTCACAAAAGATGGGAAGATGGCCACAAATCGAAAGGCCATTATCGGTGAGTTTCTTCAGAGCGTATCATGGGATACAGGTCTGGAACAAGTTATTTACTCAATGGAAGAAGCTCAGGCAGGAAAAGCCGCTTCTCGCAGCCTCGCTTGGCCGTGGGGTGAAGTCGGGGAGAAATTAACCGCCAGTGTTCTGCACAAGTCTAAAGAGATAGCAGCCTTTGAATCTCAGGCGTATGATAAAGCTATTTCTACGCTCAAGGCCTGGTTACCGAACAAGTCCCTCACTCGCATGAAAGTCAGCCAAGTGCTGTCTAAATCCACGCTGACCGCTGAGGAGTTGCAGGAATTCTACGCGGATAATGGATTTACACCTATGGATACAACCACTTCATCTGGGGCTCCATGGTATCTGCCGTCATGGTATCCGTCAGACTACCTAAAGACAAAAGATCGCGCTCTGTACAACGTAGTCTCAGTTGCATATCGCGAGATTATGCAGAAGGTCGATTGGTTCTATGACACTTATAAAGGTCAGCAATCCTTTGATCCAGATCGATTGCCGCAAATGATTTACCAAATGAATAGACGAACTAATGATCCTAAGGGTGAAATGGATCCAGAGCGGAAGTCTACTCGATTGGTTATGGGTGTGGATAAGTGGCAACCCGTATTGGGAAAAACATACACAGTTCCATTGACAGATCATTTGAAACGTCTCCAATTTAGGGATGGTGTTAGGCCATTCGCGGCAATGATGGGAGGTAAGTACGTTGATGCTTCCGTTCACGCAATGCTGTTGGGGCAGCAGAAGGAACAAGACGTCGTAATCTGTGGTGATATGTCTTCATACGACGGTTCGATTAATGTTCACAGTGAGCTCAAAGTAGCAAACCTGTACGCCGATTGTTTCAGGTTTGAAAGTGATGCTAATGTTTGGAGATGGTTATATATGGCATCGCATTATAATGTAAATCTTCCAACCCCAGACAAACTGTGGTTGAAGCAGGAGTGTTCTCGAGCAAGTGGAGGTTTCGAAACTTTGTTTGGGAATTCAAATCAGTTGTCTCTCATGTTGCTATACGGTCATTTTAGGGATGCGTATAGATTGCGAAGTTTCATGGTACAAGGAGACGACTTTCTCGCTGCGGGGCAGGGTTTAACGCAAGAGGTGATCGCTCAAGTTGCGGATGAACTAGGATTTACAGCTCACCCAGATAAACAATTCATGGAGTTTGGTTACGCCGAATTTTTGCAGACAATTCAT